TTCAAGTTCCGCCAGTTTCTTTTTCGAAGGTGGTGGTGTGTACAGCGCGCGGGCGGCGGCCTCTAGTTTTTTTGCCTTTGCCCCGTCGATTCCTGCAAATACTTGTCGAGAATCGACATCGTAGAGGCGAGATATTTCTTCGTCAGCTTGTCGACATTGTCGGCATCAAACGGATCATCTAAATCCCAGCCGCTAGCCATTGCCATGATGACGTCGGCGTCCTCCTTGCCCTTGATCTCTTCCAGGAATGCCTGCATCGCGTCGCGGTCGCGGTACTTAAAGACGAATTCGACTGGAGCAGTACCGTTGCCCGGCACCGGGATATGAACGGTTGCCTTGAACGTTGGGTTGGGAGTGAGAGAGAGCTTTACTTTTGCCATGATGTTGTTCTTTCTTGATCAAGAGGAAAAAGACCCGAAGGGTGCGACCCAGCGGGCATGAAAAAGCCCGCTCCGATTGCTCGGGCGGGCTTATGGCAGCGCTTAGGAGGCGTAGCGGACCGGACGGGACAGCAGGTTGAAAGTAGCCTTCACACCCATGACCTGGTTTTTGGTCATAGTCGGCGTTTCGTTGAAGCTCACATAGCCGTTGAACAGCAGGATGGAGTTGTTCGGGAAGGTCAACTTCAGCACGCGGACGTCGCGCGCTTCGGCAGCCGCTTTGATGGCCTGATAGCCGGCTAGCGCCGGATCGTCCGCAATGGTGATGTTAAGCGTCATCGGGCTGGCCTGTGTCGGGAGCTGCGTCTCAAAGTCCTGCTCCAGGAAGGAGTAGTTCGTAAACTGCATGTCGCCGCCGGACGTGGTCAGGTCCAGAATCTGCGAAATCTGCGTGAGCGTCGTCACTTTTTTGACGCTACCAGTGCCGGAGCCGGCCGGGTATAGACTGGCGCTCGACGTGTCGATGCCTTCGAACGAGAATGCGTTTGTCGTCGGGGCATCGACGCGCACCGCACGATCGTTCAGCTTCTGCCAGCCACTGGTTACAACAACAAGATCGCCATCAGAAAGTCCATGTGCCGTAGAGGTGGCCACGGCGGGATTGGCATTAGTCAGCGCTGAGACGGTCAGCGGAGAACCGTATGCGGTGGCGAGCGCAAGCGTCACGCCATTGGGAAGCGAAACAGCCATTTTGAGTACCTTTCTTGCCCTACTGGGCATAAAAAAAGCCCCTTGAGGGGGCAAGAAAAAAGCCGCTTCGGATCACTCCTTAGCGGCTCATTGCGGCGGCCTTGCGGCCAAATTCTTTACTTACCGGTCACTCCAAACGCTGAAGTCCTGGTGCGTGCCGTACAGATTTGTGTCGGGGTCATAATCAGCAATAGGAGCACCCACCGGCTCTGCCTGTATCGTGGATGCGCCTACGAGTGCCGATTCCACTTGCAGCGCAAGTGCCGATGCAGCCGATCTGGTGTCCGCCCAAACGCTGATCTGAAAGCGCCCGTTCTTCTTGCTGGGTGTCGCGCGGTCGAAAAAGGCCAATGCCTGCCCACCGACCTGCTGATAGACGATGTACGGCCTCGGCGCTCCGGTTGGCGCGACGTCGGGATAGGCGCGGTTGGCGGCCAATCCTTTCACCAGCGAGAAAATGTCCGCTTCGACCGTCATTTCCGTATCCCCGGCAGTTTTTGTTCCATCAGCACCGCGAATTTTTCACGCGCGGTGGTCAGTGCAAGGTCGTGCGCGGCGTCGTATGCCGGCCGCAGGAACGGATGCGCCGGCGCACGGCTCGTTCCGAACTCCACCATGAAGCCGTAGGGCGCTTTCGCGTGGTTCCATGCGACGTGATATGTCGCCTTCGCCTCATCGGAGTTGTCCTTCGAATAGACCTGGTAGATGCTGTCGCGAAGAGTTCCAGCAGGGAAAATGTACTTCTGGTGCGTACCATAGAAGTAGTGAGCCTTCTCACTTACAGGCACCCGCAGCTTCACCTCGCCATACAAAACCGATGCCCCGGCCTGTGCTGCCGGCCGCACGCATTCGCCAGCAGCTTCCGTAATTGAATCCAACCCGGCCAGGGCGTCGTCAAGGTCGAAATCGACCCGCAGCGAGTTAGCTCCCATTGACCACCTCGCAAACCAGATCCACATACCGCCGCTTCGCCATGTCGGGAAGGACAGCCGTGATGTTGTAGATCGTGCCGCCATCCACAAGCCGCATGGCATTGGTAACACCGAGTTTCGATGCGACATTGAAGCGCATGCGGAGGCTAACCGTCACAGTTGATGCAGGAGCACCAGCGCGCACGGCCTCGACACCTTTCTGATACAGAACATTGACCGCGATCTTTCCATCGGCACTTTCTGATGGAACGTCCACCCATCCAGCCGGCAATGGCTGCCCAATCTCATCTTGAGCCGGGCTTGGCACCTGCAGCGTCATCCGGATAGAGCGGCGCATCACGCCCCCCACACTCGATAGGGATCAAGCAGCCGATCGACAAACGGCAGAGCCATGACGGTCATACCAGCTGCCACAGCTTCCCGGTTCTCGTACATCGCACCAATTTGCAGCAGCATCCAGCTCTTGATTGCCGCCGGCACGTCGGCCGCTGTCGCATATCCAGCTTGATACCGAATCAGCACTGCATTCGGTTGGCAACGTACTGACGGCCAAGATGTCCCGTATGCAGGCATGAGCCGCGCTGGCTCGCTGTGATCGTCGATGACGTATGCTGAAGGATCCAGCGTTTGCAGAACGCCGACCGTATCAAGGTATTTCACGCTCACCACCGGCGCCACCGACGCCAACGGCGGGCGCGGCAGGACGATGCGATAGGTGTGCCGGTCGCATTGATTGCCGGTCTCCTGGCTAAATGAATCAAGGCTTAGCTCCAAAGTCTGTAGCATCAGCGCGCGCCCAATCTCGTGCTCAGCTGCCTGCCGGGCAGATGTGATGAGGGCCCCAATGAGCGCGTCATCGTCGGACACGTCAACGCGCAGGTGCAGCTTTGCCTCTGCGAGCGTGATCGGCTCCGCCACTGGGGACGTGATGAGTTTCAGGGGCATGCACTGGACTCCGATTCAGCGTTAAGCGGTAGGCTGATCGCCTTCCTTGTCGTCCTTCTTGGCGCCGTGCTCGATCACCTTGCCGCCTTCTGCTGTCACGTATGCAACAGCATCCTTGTTGTCGTCGGCTTTGCCATCCTTGACCAGCGACTTTGCCAGCGCTGCGTCAACGGCGACCAGATCGTTCGGTTGATAGCGAGTGCCTTCGATGTCGTTCGCAGCCAGGATGCGAACCGTAACTTTCTCTTTAGCCATGATGAATTCCTTTCGGGTATAAAAAAACCACCCGAAGGTGGTTATTTAGGTTTTGTTTACTACGTCTGTCTTTCGACTAGAGCTTTTGCCATTCGAAGCACATCTTGGTCGCCCCATTCAGCTTTCGCTACGTTGTACGCCCAAACCACCATCCGGCAATTCTCTTGGGTGTACCCCTTCGCAGAATCGATCCGATCAATCGATGGCGCCCATGGGTACAAGGCATAACCGTCAGGCTTATCAAGTTCAAGCGGGATGCCAGTGACCTCACATCTTCCGGCATTGAGCTTTTCCTCAACCCAGTCTCTTGTAAGGTCAAACTCCCACCCCCTTCTTGCCGCCCTCGCTCGGATCCAAGTCACGAGTCGACCGGCCCGATGCCACGCATTCGAAGTCTCTTTCCGCTTCTGCGCCCGCCGGTACTCGGTCCATCGATATTTGTTTTCAGCGTAGTACTTACTCTTCAGTTCAGCGTTTGCCTTTGCCTTATCGGGCTTTGCTAACCTTATGCGCTGCAAATCGGCGGCGCGTTCGGCGTGCATCTTGTAATGCTGCTTACCTCGCTCGCTAAGGCAGGGTCGGCAGATATATGAACGTGATCGCATTACGCCTGCGGACCAGTTTTCATTCGGCATCAGAACTACATTACAAACTCTGCATTTTTTGATTGGGTCCATACAGGGGCTCATTGTGGAGACCCCTGTATTATGCAATCAAGTACTACGCAAAACTACTACGAAGCAGCATTTTGATAATACTTGATCGCGCCGCCGACATCGACCATGTTGGCACCGGAGCGGCAGAACGCGACGAAGCCGACCTGCCCCTTCAGCGTGTAAGCGCTGTCGGTCATGCGGAAGAGTGTCACGTCCATGACGTCGCGTATCAGGTACTTCGAGAAGTCGCCGAACAGCAACGCCTTGGCGTTCGCGGCCATGGTCGCCATATGCTGGTTCAGGACGATCTCACGACCCAGCAGGCGGTCCGGGGCGCCGCCCGGATTGCCTGTCTCGTATCCCGGAACGAAGATCGGACGATTCTGGCCATCCTTCAGCTTGCGCAGGATACGCAGGGTATCGTCGTGCATCATGTACTTGCCAGCAGGGCGGTAGAACGGGTCCACCGAGTGCTCCAAATCAACCAAGTCATCATAGGTAATCGTTGCAGTCTGCCCGGTCGCGCCCACCTTGCCGGCTGCCGATGCAGTTACGATGCCGCGCGGCTGACCGGTGCCGGTGCCAACGGTGTGATGGCGGTTCTGGATGCGACCGAGACGGAGGCGCAGCAGCTCCTGAATATAGGCCTCGATGTTGAACATCGAATCCTGAAGGAGCTCGAACGGCAGCGCG